GTAGAAGTGTAATCCAATAGCGTTAGAGGATGGAACGACAGCACCAGAGATGATGTTGTTACCATACATGAATGAACCTGCAACAGGTTCACGGATCCCATCGATATCGACAGGAGGAGCAGCGATGAATGCTATGATGAAGCACGTAGTTGCTGCGAGTAAGCATGGAATCATTAAGACTCCGAACCAACCAACATATATTCTATTGTTAGTTGAAGTAACCCACTCACAGAACTCAGTCCATCCAGATAGCAAGCCTTGCTCTCTACGAGTAATACTTGTCATTTAAAAAGATTGCGTTTTAGAGTTGGTATAAAAAGACATTATAACCCCTTGGTCTTGGTTTGGGGGAAGATGAATGTCCGAAGACACTAATACTATATATGAAGTTTTGTTTCTTGTCAAGCTACTTGTGCCAGTTTTCTGAACCGCCACCTTCCCAAGGGGAATGCTTCTTAATGTAATCTATCTCGGACTGAGCATTCTCAGACCCACCCACATGAAATGGGTTGTTTCTTGCTGTTGCAATCTCGTACATCTTCTGATGTATGTCTGCTATCTCTTCTTCTGGTCTAGGATTTTCATCTATTTTATCTGTTGCCATGGGCCATGTATCATAAGGGTGTGGGACATCATCAAACCAATCGTCTAATGGTAGTCTGTGTAAGGGTTTCATCCTTTGTAGTCGTGAAAGTCTAGTTTCATAACAGGATCGTCATCAAATAGAATGTCACCTGACTCTTGTGAGGTAGACCATTCTTCATCATCTAGGGGTGATTCCCAAGGTTCTCTTTCCATTAGCAATCACATAGTTGAGGGTGTTCACCTGTGTCACAGTATGACTGAGCATGTTCACCTGTAATTTCACAAGTGTATAAGTCTGCTGTGCCAGGCATAGTCCATCCGTCTGCAATACCACCAGCTCCGTGGTTAGTACATCCTACTAGCAATGGTACTAAGAGTAATAGTTTCTTCATTTGATTAGTGCTGGTACATCTCCGTCGCCATCATCGTCAGTATCATCCCAAGGATCATCGATCTGTTGACCGTTACTGATACGATTCTGTAATGATTGTAGCATAGGATCAGTTGGTTCTTGCTTAAACTTAACAACCATTAACTCATCCCCTTCCTTTACATCCCTCATCTCAGGATGAATAGCACGTGTTACTTGTCTCTTCTCTACTACAGGTGTGCTTAACTCCTGAGCTGCTTTAAAACCACCAGACATCAACCTCAAAGCATTGTAGAAGAGGTAGATGCTGATGGCAATGTATATTAATGCAAACATGTGTTAGTCCTTATTACTAACCCACTTACCGTTAACTAGTTTTTTAACTTCACCTCTGCGAAGTCCAGTGCTCTTCGCTTTCTTAACAAACTCCTTGTAAGTAGGACTGTCTTTAGAATGCCCGACCTTTTTCTTGCCGTGCATCATTCTATCTTTCTTATACTTTAATTCCTTCTCATTCTCTTCTCTTTTCTTACGAGTCTTCTCGTCATCAAAGGTATCACCATACTTCTCCCACAACCAAGGCTTATACTTGGAAGACTTGTCAAAGATTTCTGGTAAGATATTCATGAGAATACAGTATCTTGCAGGTATTTATGCATCGTTGGCATTCGCCTAGCGAGTTGCTTT